CAGACTCTTCGGATAAAATTTCCTCTACTTTTCGCATTATGTCTTCTACAAGTTCCACACCAGCCTCGAGAGTCTGCTCCAGAATATTGTCCTGATCTTCGCTCAGAGTATCACCAAGATCTTCCATGTCCTTCAAAACTTCGTTGGCATCATATGCCATTTCAAGACCCTCTTGCATATATTCTTCATTGTCTCTAACTTTGAAAAATTCTGCAAGATTCTCTCCGAGATCAGCCAGCAGGTTAAAAGCATCGATATATTCGTCTCTCCGAGTTGTAATTTCTGCATCAGATGCTTCAATGAGTTGACGAATACTCGCAAGAAGGGTGCTCTCACGCATCGTATCTTTATCCTCAAAACTCATGCCTGTAAGCCGAACTGTCCCCTTCTTCGCCTTTCCAATCTTCTCTCGTTTTTTTGCTGCTTTTTTTGCAAAACGCTTGTATCCAGCCTTACTCTTCTTTATCTTTGAACGTTTTGCAGATTTCTTTCCTGCGGCACTCCGACGATACGCTTTTGACATGAGACGCTGAATGCCTGTTTGGCGTTTCTTTTTTTTGCGTCCACGAAGTTCTTCTGCCATATCATCGTCGGTCTCATCTCCGGATCCCTCATGTATATCCAAATCATCCGTATCCAATGCATCTCCTGCCATCTCATTAAGGAATGTAGATACATCATCAAATTGCGATTCGTTCAAACCCATGTTTTTGAATTGCTGTAGAACATAATCCATGTTACACCTCCGACGCAAACCCAATCATATTCCCCATCGTATTTGCAAAATGGCAAATGTTTGAGGTTGCGTTCTCTTCTGTGTATACAGAAGGTTTCGAGATACACACCTGATACGAACTTTTTATACCATCCAGTGCACCAAAAAAGTCATATGAGACATCAATCGGCGCATCTATAGTACGAAAAGATTGCACAATATGCGCATCTTTACTCTGTAAATTTTTAATAAAAGTCTTTCCGATGGCGCAGTCCAACGCGGGATCATGAATGACTATACTATTGTAATTACTTCGAAAAACATCATCATCACATGGATCGCAGGATGGACACAAATTGGAAGAATGTATTTTCTTTTCAGCATTTTGGTCTATATATAGATCGGTCATTCGTTGCATCCCTCTTGTTAATTACCGTTTTTTCAAGAGGAAATGTCAAATTTTAGGAGTTTTATAATTCAGGCCGCGTGTCTTGTTGTTGTATTTAGATGTGTTATATCACGCAAAAGCATTCCGATTTCGGTCATTTTCTTTCCAAATGCAGAATTCTGCTTTTCCATTTCTTTCAAAATGAAATCCTGTATTTTAGATTCAGATGCTGTGTTCATTTTTCGGATCTCTTGCTCTGTAATGATTTTCGGAAATGAATTCACATGAGATTCAGCTGTCGCAGCTGCCAGAGCCTTGTTTTCTACACCCTTTTGCTTCATTATCGTTGCGGCCTCTTCATCAGACATACCATATATGTTACTCAAAATATATTGTAACGATACATGTTCTCCCATCATAGAAGCCAATTCTGCCCGTGCGCGACGAACCTCCATTTGTCCCAGTTCGAAGATGGCACTTGGAACTGTCATTCTCACCGTAAAATCAACATTCGCGGGATCTATTTTTCTACATGCTAAATGTACACGGCCTATTTGATGATATCCGTTAATTTCTTCTTTTTGAATGCGTAGAACACTCATCGCAAAGCGAATGTCTTCTGCGCTTAATGTGGCTCGACTGGGCATGTTTTCGTCGTGGGAAAGATATGCCTTCGGTACTTTCATCCCTGCATATAATTTGTCTTGAAAATATGCGACGTCATCCATCTGTTGATATGCCGGACCATTCAGAATATCAACCCGTGTATTCTCCTGACCATTTTTCACGCCGAAGAAAAAATCCTCATCCATGGTCAGCGGATTGCTTGACATATCCATTTTCCCTGTCTTGGGATTAACAAATTTCCGTTTTTTCAATTCATTTCTATATTGCTGAATTGCCTGATGTGCTTCCAGATTGCTCAATCCGGTAACATCAATATAAAATGCATATCGTGATGGACTCCGAGAAAGCCTGTACAGCATAGCGGCATCTTCAAGCCATACAAGGCGTTTAAACACCCATCGCGCAGGATCAAGTACTGACCAGCCATACTTTGATTCTCTGTATTTTGATTGCAGTCGCATATGGACAACACGCCAGGAATCGAAAATTGCATGTTTCTGATTTCCGGCAGCAAATCCTCCTCCGGGTACAATGAATTTTTTATCTTTCGCTTCTATTTTAATGCCGGGATTTGCTGATTGTACAAACCCAAGAAGTTCTCCTTTGCTTCCTTCCACGCGATGCATCATAGCAGGCGGCAGATACCCTAATCCCTGAACGCCCTGGTCATTAACAATGATCTCCTCAAAATCATCTCCGTATTTACATAGACTCCGAGAGATGCCCCATGCCTTTTGATCAACATTGACTTTTTTCGTGTACATTTCGTTAAGTTCATCACGGATGCGTTCATCTTTCGATTCAACCCAGAGTGTTTTCCGTGTCTCACTATCTGTTTGCGTCGAATCATCAGCATAAATATCAAGTGCACCTGCTGTATCAGGATAATTGTCCATGTCTTCAGAATCGGCATATCGCTGCAAACGATCTTCGCTCGGTTTCTGATTATCAAGAATATTTTGATCAGCACCAAAACCAGGTTTTGAAAGTTTAAGTTCGCGAGATCCCACAGCCAAGGTAGCCATCGCTTTATGTTCTAGACCAAAAACATCAGATACAAACCTGTGTATGGCCCCGCTCAGTTTATTCATCCTCAGCCTCTTCTCTTTCAAGAATTGCCTCTGCTGCTTCATATGGGGTCAATCCGCTGTCAAAAAGATATTCCCATGATTCATCTTCTATTATACATAGTTCTTCATCAGTCATTCCTGTAATAACATCCAACGCAGACTTCACAAGTTTTGACCATTCTTCAAAAGAAGCGAATCTTATGCCTTCTATGTTAATCACGTGCGACTTCTTTTCCGTACCAACAGCTAAATCTCGAAGTTTACGAATTTCTTCAAAATTCATTCTTTACCCCATGAAAAAAAGAGGTTTCCCCCCAGAGGGAACATCTCCAACTTTTTTAACAGCACTATCCCCAGACTTTGCCATTGTATTTCTAATCCATTCATCAGTTGCATCCTCATGGCCTTTAACATACGAACTAATTCCAACCATACTGGGAGCACGCTCCTTAATATTTGTAGAAAGAGAATATACAACGCCTGCGACAGAATCAGAAACATCTTTCGCGCCGTTAGGAAGGTGAACAACCTTATCCTTGATTTGATCACGTTGCAGATCCTCCAGTTCCCCAAGGACAAAGGGATAATGATACATAGTTAGTCTACCCTCGTACAGCGCTAACTTCAAGTAATCATATGGCACAACAGATTCATCGACAGAAACTTTGTCTGCCCGTATACCGTTTGCATTGAATTTTTGCAAAGCCTCAGCACTTTGATATGAATCCATTGATACAAAACCAAATTTATACCCATGTTGTTGCATTTCATAAATGATTGTTCGGCATGCACCTGCATCAATTTCTCCACCTTGAGGAGCAAGAATCCTGAGCATAAGATCCATTTCTATAATCGGTGCTCGTTCCACACGAATAATCCCTCCAGTTTGAGAACGTCTTTCTACGTCGATCCATCCGGCAATATGTCCTACTGCCATTCCGGCAGCATCAGTCTTCCCCTGGCTATAATCGATATGTGCATGTCGAATTGCATCCGGATTCCGAATGGGTTTCTCGTAATTTTCATAAATGCCCCTGGATAGTTTTTCTTTATACATTCGAGTTAGCTGATTCCATTTGAAATGCGGCTGATTTGACGATATCCATTCTAACTCTTCTATAGGATGATCGTATGTGTCGTCAACGGCGTCATAAATGGCTTCGCGAACCTGAATATACGTCGAGACTGCCATTACCACGATGCCAGCACAGTCACGAATAGCACCTTCTATGTCACGCTGAAAATCTCCCAAGTAATTCATGGGAACTTTTTCAAAAACACAACCGTCTTTCCGAAGTTTCTCAACCCATGCAGGATCAATCTTTTCCCATTCATCACGCATGATAATCTTATGCCTGATGCGTGCATTCCCAACAAGCAAGTAGAAAAAATCTCTTGAGAAAAATTTCTCATATGGCTCTTTGACGTCCCACGGCGCGTAATCGCGGCAAAAAACAGTTGGATCGTCCCTTGCCTCTGCTATACGCCTATTCGTGAACGATGTCGTATTTCGAGCAGATGATGAAAGCACAATAACACCTGGGACATTTGTTCCCGCCCGCTCATATCTGGACTTCATTCGAGAAAGAATAGAATTATGCAATTGCTCAACAAATGGCTTTTCACCATCTGCTGTCTCTGATAACTTTACATTTCCAAGTACTCTTCCTGTCAAGAAATCCGCCTCGTCTATGATCCCTCCAAATACATTTCTTCCTAATGCATCAGCAGACCGTGCAGAAACGGCAATAATACGAATATTTTTCTCCTTATTAATGACTTCTGTCGGCTTAAAAATACAATGCTTCTGAAAGAACGGAGACAAGAGCATTTTGTTTTTTATGCCACCAAACGTAACATCACGAGCAAGACGTTTGTCGCGATTATATGCGACAAGGATGATCTCAGATCCCTTCATGAGCCCAAATGCAGACTGAGGATTCCGCAACATCGAAAGTTCATAAAACATTCGAATAACAACAAATTCTGATATGGTCGTATTATGCACCACAATTCCATATGGACAGAAGTTCTTTGGACCTGGAACTTCAACATCATAAACAAGGCTGTATTCATCATCAAGTTCAAACGTCTTCACTGTGTCCCAAAATAGATCCCCCCACCAATTACACCAGTCTGGCAAATCGAGCCCTTCTGTTATCCTGATGAAACGATCATGGCTCATGTAAAAATGATTCTTTGGAACCTTAAAATCTATTCTCTTTTTACCATGAATACCAAGCTCATCACAAAGCCGAATAAACTCTTTATTTCCAAATGGAACAATATCAACATTTGAATTCTGTTTATTGTAAAACACTGTTTTGTAAAGTTCAAGTGTTTCCTCTTCCTTGCCCAAGATGGGTCCTAAGACCTCACAAAACTTACGGATTTCACTAGCAGATGAAACAGTGAGCCTCCACGCTTTCCCATGGAACCTAGTTCCATCATGACGCTTAGACGTGGTATGCTTTTCAGAATACCGACTATGAATGCCAAAGCGGAGTAGTAATTGTTGTATATCTTCAATAAACAATTTACTCGCTAAAGATATTTCTACTACACCACGTTCAACCTGGAGATGACCATCACATGCAATAATTCGATTGATCAGTAGAGCAACCTGCCTATTTGAAAGACCAAAAAGCTCAGCAGGGACACGTTTAGTGTGCGAAGTGCCAACAAGATTATATTTTCGACGAACCCATTGAGTTCCGGCAGAATACAGCGTTTTCATACTTCCATTTCGTGCTTTTTCCGTCGGAAGTTTTCCACCCATTGAACGGGATACATATACGAATCTATCAAGTATCGAACTATTTGCCTTCGTAAATGACCAGTTGCCAGACGAACATGACCCATCTGTGAGCATGAATGCAATAAATTCGACTTCTTCATCATCAAGTATCAGAGGATTCAAGGGCTCCGGAAAATCTCTCACTGTTGCGATTAAATCACCCTTGCTGAACTCCCCAATGGGATGCCATTCCCCATCAGATCCCAGAACAGGATGATCCGCTGTTAATCGAATCTCCTTCCCAGAAGATAACCTCAGTGTTCCAAGCTTTTTTCTTCCTGATTCGAAAACAGTTGCTTTTCGCATAATAGACCTGTGAGAGTCCCGATCATAAGCAACAACATGGACATTGTCCCTGCCTACAGATTCACCAACGGTAACTCTCTTGTTCGTAACTGGATTAAAAAATTCAGTTTCTGGTGAAAGACACTTTCCAGAACCTGTGCCTCCAGTAATGATGGCCTCGTTATACTCTCCCGCAAACAATTCTTTCAGTGAGGATCTCCACTTTGGATATAAGTCGCGTCCTGTTTGTCCACAATAGTACTTGTCATCCAAAAATGTATCAATGTCAACTATCTCTCCGTCATAGCAAGAGGAAGACAGTACGTCATATATCGACAATAGTTCTTTGATCTCTGATGCATCATCAAATCCAGATTTACTCTCTCCAGCTGCATTCACGATTTCTTCAAGGATGGCATGAAACGCTATTTTTTCTTCAGCGTCAAGTGAATCATACATGTCTTGAACAGTCTTAAGTTTTTCTTCTTTCGTTCTGACAGATTGATGCCTTCCATTGAGTCCTTCGACAATCATCGTGAGCCTTTTGCCTTGGGACTTTTCTTTCTTTTTCTTGGAGAAACAGATTTTGTATTTTTACTTGGTTGTTTCGCAGGTGCACGCTCATACGGTGTTCTATCGCACTGTGTAGGTATTTTATCTCCACACCCAGGTTCCGGTTTTACACCAACACCATTTGAGCTATCGTCTGATGACGATGTTGGAATGTCCTTCTTCTTCTTTTCCTTTTTCGTGACACGTCCTATCTCTGCAAGCAAATCAGGATCACCCACAATAGTTTCGATACCTCTCATAACTTTACGAACTTTTTCCTGGTCATTCATGATGCGCAGCAGAGGGAGTTTCCCTTCCATTGACACTTCACTATTACTTGAATGGCCACTTTCGCCTCGTGCACTTGTTGCTTTCAAGAGCTCTTTCGATGCATCAATGGCTGCCTTTACTTCTTTCGGCATCGTAGAGAATAGTTTCCCCAACTTCTTTTCCGTCAAGGACTCCATTTCAATACGTTCCCGTTGATTTTTAACCAAGAAACGCAACGTATCAATAGCGAGATCTCCATCAGACTGCATTTGTGTCGTCAAATCGGTTTTTGCATATTCTGGAGCTTGTATCCTTGACCTGTAATCGCGAACAACGGCCGTCAGCATTTCAATCGGGACGTCAAGTGCTTCTTTATATTTATTGCGAATTGTCACTGCAACTTTTCGTGGCAAGACACCTTCAATAATCATCTTATGCACGTGTCGAAAACAATCGAGTGACGTAATGAGTTGGCAATCCTCAACATTTCCTCCATCAATAACTGACAACTTTGTATCACTCATGCTGACCGAATTCCAAACCGTTTTTCAATAGCAAGGCCAATAATTTTCTTCAACGGGAGCGTCTTCTTTTCTTGTGCACTCAGTCGACGCTTCAACGTGCCAGGCGCCATCCCTGTTGCCTCGGCAACATCATTTAGGCCATATTGCCATCGCAAGGCTGCTCCACGCTTTCCTTTGTATACTGACGCAACGACATCTTGAATAGCAGTATCGACATCCAGTGCCTTTGATACAGGAATCAGTTTTTTCCGGATTGCCATCGCTGCTATTTCTGAAAGAATCGTCATGTTTTCCAATCGAAGATTGAAAGGATTTCCGTCTACTGTCCAGACACAATATCCCCGTTCAATTTTTTCTCCAATATACCGTTCTGCGACAATGTCTGCATATTTTTTGTACCCTTTGTTTTCATATATGTATAAAACACTGTTTGCATATGCAAATCGAGGGACAGTATCACTCTTCTCTCGATGATACCGACATGTGTTTCCCTCCATGACCAGACGATAACAGGTATCGTGACGGCATTTGCCCCATTCAACAATTGGATACCGATTCGCCCACAATGCCTCAGCAAGATCAAGATCCATCTTGTCGTCGCGATCAAAAATGCCGGAATCCACAAACAATGCGCGAAAACTGGGCATCGTTATCAATGTCTCAAAACTGGCCAATTTGAAATCCTCACCACGCTCACCTACTATTATCATAGTAGATCAACTATCTGAGAATCAAAAAGTCACAATATTTTTAGAAAAGTTTACTCAGTAAATTCGGGAAAGATCTGTCTGTTTTGCTCGCATTTTCCATAGCTTATGGCCATCCTGCCATATACGTAATGCTTTTTTGTAAACAGGAATCCGTGCTTTGTTATTGGGCGTTATTTTTTGTTTGAGCGCAATTTCGGCTTTTTTTATGACATCCTCAAGTTGGCGCTCTGTTTTAGCAGAAGCAAGCCATATTGCAGCACTTTCCTTATCTTTTGCATCCAATTTCGCCCATTGAACAATCTTTTTGTCCATGAAAAGCGGTTTCGGAACAGGACTGATAGGATTCCGCAATTCGGCTTCACGATCAAGAAATACTTGAATGATTTCTCGTTTCTTCATGTGCAAATATGCCTCTTGCGCTTGATTTCTTGCTTCAGCAGGACGTTTAATCGCAACGGCTTGCTTTCGGGCACGTGCCAACTCTGCCTTCGTTGCAGACTTCTTGTTTCCTTTCTTTTGCAAATCTACAAGAGAAAGCAACTTTGCCATTTCCTGCAATTTTTGTAAAGATTCAAACAAACACATGTCAGCGTTTTTTGTGTGCGACTTCATCGATTGCATACGCCGCCTCTTCCGTGTGGGATCCTCGGTACACATCTTCACCACGCAGGAATGTAACAAATACTGCCGCAAGCCACACTATGGCCCCTGCAAGCGTCCTAACTGTAAGAGCTAATATAAGGTTATGCCCAGAAGAGAAAAACAGCCAGATGTCATTCACGAGCGCAAGTGACATCGTCGCATCCTCATACTGCTCGACATGGACGTGCTCATGGAATTCAGCGGCCTTTCCCTCGGCCAACCATCCGCCATGCCCCAACGTTCCACCAGAATAGTTTTTGAAAAGCGTTTTTTTCAAAAAAGAATCAGAACTGACAATACACCACAAGCCATTTTTCCATGTGAGTTCCCCACCGAATGCACGAATGAAAAGAACAATCAGCCAACAAAGGATGTCAGAAAAGCATGTCGAATAATACACAAAAACATGTCGCCATGGGAAACAATCGATTTTATATTTTTTTTTCATGAATACGCTCCTTGATTCGATAATATCAAAAAGCGCATTTTTTCGTTATTTTTTGTATCCGTCCCGTGCCCAACACGACCCACGGAGAACAAATGTTGTTCTGGACGGAACCTTCAATGCCTTCATGGTATAACCACATTCCGGACACGCATACGTATCCTGTCCTGTACGAACCAACTCTTCGGTCTTGAAACCACATTTTTCACACTTGAAATCTTTCAATGGCATTATTCCTCTATATTTTTTTTAAAAAAAAACGGGGACCATGGCTAACCCAAACACAGTATTCTTGCCCAAATAGCCCTGGGACAACAATGACCCCCGTTCACAAAAAGTATATACATTGAAAAACAGAATGCAAGGACTAATTTTCGACTGTGTCTGGGTTAGCCACGGAACCACGAGGACGCTTGAAAAATGCAAAATGCGGTTTATCACTTTGTTTTAGTGTTGCTGTAATCTCAACTTCTGTTCCACGATAATCCTCGCAATATTTCCCTTGAGCATACATCGCATCACTAATAGCGGCAGGGCATGTCCCCCAAGCAATCCATACTCCATCATCTGTAACAACCTTTACCGTCATTTTTATGGATCCATTACCATAGTGGTAGGGGTCGTCTCTCCATTCGGCTTTTACGATCGTCCCTGAAAACGTTGTTCTGCCCTCAGGAGCAGGAACATACGTTTCTTCCTCAACAACAGACTTATCCTTGGATTCGTTATACAGTTTCATTACCAGTGCGATCTGTTTTTCTGATATATTACAATATTTTACAAATCGATATTTGATGTCCTTCACGATGTAATGATCCGTTTCAAGCGCATCTTCAAGCCCAACATGCTGCTCTAAAAATTCCTTTCGAGCTTCATCATTCTTCTGCCGGACTAACCGCGTGATAACAGCTTGTTTGGCCCTCCCTGCACGGATCTCAAACTCACTTCTGTCATGAAGCAAATTATAGTTGTCGGCACACTGGTGACCAGTGTGTATATGGTCACCAGTCTCAATGTGCTTCCACACTTCTCCGTAGATAAAACTTGCACCACACGCCGTGCAGCGTCCCGTCCCACCATGCTCTGCCCATTTTACATGGGCAATCGTCTGCATTCCGACAAGACAGCATTTTCCGTCAGTATCGTGCTCACCAACACGAATCATTCTCCCATTACCGTCATATACAGCACGGTCAAAATGACAATCAACGCCAAACGAGGGAATGCTCATTCCTTCGCTGCGAGTGGCAAGATTATACGACAAGACGTGTTCGTAATGAGCTGGAATCAATGCGCTTTTCCTGTGAATATCTGTCCTTACCGTTGTTTTCATGACGTGTCCTTTTTTTACGGGCGTTCATGCCCTTTGCTATTATTACTATAACACTGAAAATGTGAACGTCAACTGTTATTATTGCAAAAATAATGAAATATCAAAAATACAGTCTACTTGGAATGCGATGCAGGGCCAGGGGTCGAAATTGAAACGTCAAACCGAAATCCATGTGTGTCATTCGTGTGCGACTGTATCGTATGTGTCGCACGAACAGTATATGTGGAAAAAATACATTCAAATTCAGATAAAGACATCACAAGATCATCCCATGTCAATTTCTGGTACGAATATACAGCAGATCGATTCCAGACAGAAAAACGCACCATTCCATTATGTTTTTTTACACATGCTACAATTTTTTCTGTCAACTCATTGATGTCAAGTCCACCATACTGCTTAGCAGGCGAAACTTCTTTGGGGATCTTAATCTTCACCCGATTCGCCACCCCATGAACTGCAATCAATTCCGACTGTTTCGTATCCTTCCTCCGCCGAACCATTACTCCTTCCCATTCCCGCAAGCATTCGCTTCAAAATGCCATTATGCGTCGTATCGTATTCTCTGATTAAATTGAGCCCCTGCACTTCCAGCTGTCTTACACGTTCTCTCGTGAGATTTAATAACGCGCCCACTTCATCAAGCGTGTTGCCTCCTCGTTCAGCAACATCGAGTGAACAAGTTTCAGCAAGTTCATCTAATTCCATTCCAGGAAAATTATATTTCATTGCTCCAGATTCAGCATCGATATCAAGATACAAATGATGTCTACAACTCACATAGGGACAAGGGCGCAATCCATACCGGCATTCCCCTCTTGTCCGTGGTCGTGCGTGACCATCATCCGGATACATGATTCGGCCAATACGCAAACTCTCCTTCGTCACCTTTTTGACGGAAACTGTTTTAGCTTTGTGCCGCTTAGGCACAAAAACCTCCGTATGTATTCATATCTGCAATTCCTTTCAAATTATCTTATACCCTTCCAAATTGCCCGAATCGTTTCTTTATCCGTCTTCTCTAAACATAGTTCTTTTTCAAGAAAAATTACCTTTTGTTTTTTCCCGCAAACCCTTCGAACGGATTCTATCATGCGACCATGGTGTTCTTGTATTCCCGGTGCCATCTCACGTGGAAACCTTACAACAAGAATGTCTCCTTTTACAAGATTCATTTTTTCAACATCAATACGAAAAGTTTCAATAGGGTCGGCCATCGTATATAAATTGTAAAATGCCTTTGCACGCTTTGTCAATGCCAATTGTTTCCCTTTATGTACCAACCATCCTTTTTTTATGATGAGTGCAATGTGATGTTCTACACCGCTTTGAGACATGCCTACTTCATCCGCAATATCATCATACGTCGGCATTGCAAACCATTCACGAGCAAACTGTACAATTGTCGTCATGACCATACTTTGCCGAGCAGTCAATGCGCCCAAATCACCCGTGGCAAGTTCAGATTCCAACTCGAATGTAGGACCATTCAAAGAAAGCCAATCAATGCCTTTTTGAAGAACACGTACAATGCTTTTCTTCTTGCAAATGTATCCCTTGTCACGCAGTGACCAAAGCATTCTTCGTGCAACATCTGGAGACGATGCCATAAGACCAGCGAGGTGCGTTGCCGTCAGCTTTCCTTCAGGACACGCTCCAGAAATCTGTATTGCACGAAGTGCTATCTTTTCCCTATTGTTCAAAACATGGGACATGGCACTCCTCCAAAGAATAATATTAAAGTGATGTCAGGATTTCATCACGATCTAAAAATGGAAAACTGACACGAAGGTTCTTGGAAGTATCTCGCAGTGCACGAACCCATTTCTTCCACGCGCTTGATCCGGGAGGTACAATCCAACTCCCTCCTTGTGCACCATATTCAGGGTTATCAACTGCTGCACACAAAAATCGAACCACATACGGATTCCATGTGGCATGCCCAGCCGTCTTGTGCCCGTCGATGCGCCCATTTGTTATACCTTCGCGAACAAGATCATCCCTGAGCGTATCCGCAAAGCCTCCGTCTGTCCCGGGACCTACATTTCCATGGCCAGTATCCCGAACATCATTTTCAGCCGTCAGGCAGGCAAAGAGGGGCACCACGACATCATTTGTTGACGCATTCGCAATTGACTCAGCAAGTTCCCTGCAATGTTGTTTTTTGAATCCGAATTGAATCCCCTGTGGCCAACCATGGCCATAAAAACATACTGCTCCAAGACCTCGAAAATCATGCAACGTAGACAAGACTTGGTCCCGTCGTGATGAAGCAGGATTTTTTTTCGTGCAATCCATCAAAACAATATTTCTATCTGGAACATTATGTGTTTTCTGAAACCTCCTTGCTTCAGGAACAAATGCACCAGAAGCATCACGCTTCCCCTTTGAATCCTTCGACGAAACAAACAGCACCATGTCCTCACCTTGTACGTATCTCATGCTAAACTCACTTTCCCAAATTGAGTATCAACGAACACTCGCGACACTCCTTGCATCGTAATGCACTGTATGCAGTATCCTCAGAGCACCAATCCCTTGAACACTCGGCACAATACATTTCATATAATTCATCTATCGTCAATTGAATAGCGGTCATACGCCGTTCACACCGAAGTGCCCGCAGGATGTATTGTGATAAGATAACATCGTTGTCTCCCACGTTGCATGCCTGACTCCTTGCTGTACACGATAAAATCTTCGATTGCAATGCTTTGATATTGCTTTCATACTGAGAATAATCACATTGTACAATAGTAGGGACACTATTCTTTTCCATTTTGCTATCTGAAGACGTGTCACCAAATAAATATATACTCGTAACACCAACAATGACAAAAAAAACGGGCAATATTGTTCGGAATCGAATGCGTTTCAATTAAGACCTCCCATAATAGGCTCATCGATGTCAAAACGAACACGTTTGTCTGCCAAGAAATACTTTGTGTCAATCGCTGCTGCAACAACCAATGCACGCTCATGCAAGCTAAACAGTTCGCGTTCCATTTCAATTTTCCATTTTTGCATTTCTGGCGCAGGTAAAAGATCACGATTTTCCCAGTCACGAAGGTTTTCTCTGACACCACTTGCGATGGAGTCGTACTCTTTTTTCATTTGCAAAAATGCATTTTTCCCCTCCTGAGTACGAAATTGAACATATGCCATATCATCATACATATAATCCTCTTTTCCGCAATGCAGTTAGGATAACAAACAATGAGGACCAGCAATGATCACCACCATTCTTTTTGCTCGGCATATGAAATAATGGCCCCGGATTCTTTTCCGTACCGATTGCAGGTTTCTTCCCGCCACCAGTTTGTGGAAAACAATCCATTGCGACATGCTTCATCATAGCATCAGTAACACTTTTCAATGCACCCTTTTCTCCTCGATATGTTACAGAACCACACAGGGAAACCTTTACGTCAGGACGACGAATCATATCAACTTCAGCAAATTTATGATATGCCTCCTGTCGGAACCGTCCAACCCATTCTGCGGTATCAAGTGTTGCATTCCCAACTGCCTTTCCATACGAAATGATTCTCTCAATACCAACTAGAGTATTTTTATGAAATACCTCGTTGATATTTTTGGATAAAAACAAGCCATGACATCCCGTGCTGCCTATCCATTGAATCAAATCATTGTTTTCAACATGTTGAGCAAAAATAAGTTTTTTATTCAATACATCGACAATCGCCATACCCGTGTGTGTTGTCCCGGGATCAATGCCTATTCCAAAATCAAAATTCATATATTAGATCTTTCTTTCAGTACAAAGCCAATCAAGGGTGACACCAAATTTTTCAGAAATAGTAATCAATGTCGCAACCCTTGGCTTGCTGTTACCACTCAAAACAGAAGAAATAACCTGCGAACTAATTCCTGTCTTTTTTGAGAACCCATGTGTTGTCAGATCATTATCCTTCATGAGCCTTCGGATATTCCCTTCTATTGCCGTATCTTTCAAGCAAATCATTGTATAATCCTCCTGTAGTTTTGAAGAAAAAGTTCTGCACGGACTTCACCAACATATCCGCTCTTCATATCCTCGACATTAACCATTATTGCACCATCAGACGACGATACAAATGTACCCATCGCAAGCACTTTTCTTCCGTTATTACCTCTCCAAAATGTGTTCTTTTGTATCGCCTCAACATCAACAGAAAACTCATCTAGTGTCTCAAATTGTTTAATGACGTAGAGAACAATATCGCTCCAATGCATCTTAAAAAGCATGAAAATGCCACATGCTGCCATGGCAATTCCAATCCATGTCAATATTTTCAACAACAAAACCACGGAAATAAAATCTATCAATGTATTTTCTGTGTTGAGAATGTACCATCATCATTTGCAATGATTTCGATCTCTGGATTTACATACCGTGCAAATGCTGTCACAATGTCTAATGTGCTAACGCACATCTCAACATACGCCTTCCCTTTTTCATCAGTCCGTGTCCTCTTATGAGGGACGATTAACGGATGGTCAAGTAATTTTTCTGATGGAACAACTTCCGTGCTCATGACAGCATTAACCGTATCATGATCTGCACGACTCAATTCATTCAAAATCTGAACAAAAACATTCTCATTTTCGATCCTCATTGTATATCCCTTTCTTAACGAATTACGTTATATCACAGTGGAAGCATATTCCATTGAAATGAGTATGTAAAGCATTATTTGAACCAGACATGAAATATTTTTGTCGAGCTATGGACGACGCCATTGACTCTGGAGACGCATATGTATGCGGAATTTCGTAATACAAATCAAAAGCAGACGTCTTTCTATTTCCCGTTACATCTGAGAATCGTGCAACGACATCAGAAAATTGACATGGCTCATGTTGCACAAACCCAGCCTTCCCCATGTTGGACAATCTTCGTAATGCTTCTGCCTTGCTTTCCACAATAATGTTTGTGTTTCTGGATGGTGGACAATGTTCAAAAACGTCAAGCCTGTCAATATACAGAATGCCTATTCCAGATTGCCTTGATGATATCGGACTACGGAATTGATCTGGTCCTGATGATGGAAAATGCCGGACGTAACTTAGCCGAGTTGAC